GCCTTGGAGCTGATCGATCTCTATGGGGCTGACCCGTCGAAGATTGAGAGCGCCTTGGACCTCGCAGCCAACCCGGAACAGCGCATCAAGTTCCAGGCTGACATTCAGGACTACGTGGATCAGTCTATCTCTTCCACGATCAACCTCCCCTCTTGGGGATCAGAACTTAACAACGAAGACACTGTGGCTTCCTTCACCGACACGTTGGCGAAGTACGCACATCGTCTCCGTGGCTTCACTTGCTACCCTGATGGGGCTCGTGGTGGCCAGCCTCTCACGGCTGTCCCCTATAGCGAAGCCAAGCAGAAGCTCGGCCAGTCGTTCGAAGAGCATGTCGAATCTCATGACATCTGTTCGATCAGCGGCAAGGGCGGGAGCTGCGGCATCTAATGGTCCCGCACGTCTCAAAAGAACTTCTCGACTACCTGAGGCAACTCTTCCCTGACAAGGCTCCTAACATCTTTGAAGATGAGAGGACCATCTGGGCGAATGTTGGAGCAGTGAATGTCGTGAAGCACCTCACCATGCTCCATGAAGAGCAAGTCGAACGTCAATTAGGAAACAACTAACATGTGCATGAAGCAGCCGAAGCCACCGCCGCCTCCGCCGCCGCCTCCGCCGCCCCCGCCTGTCCTTGAGCAGGCTGCTCCTACCCAGGAAGCCAGCCTCACCATTAGCGACAGTGTGCGGCGCAAGTCCCAGGGTACGAAGAAGTACTCCAACGCTAACACCTCTCTTGGTGGTGGCAACTCCACAACGAATGGTCTTGGATAATGGAAAGCAACGCCGTCTCTACGGGACGCCTCGCGGCGCTCTACGCAGAGAGGGAGTCTGACCGTCAATCCTTTCTCGACAGGGCGAGGGAATGTGCAAAGCTCACAATCCCCACCCTGATCCCGCCTAGCGGGCATAGCAAGTCTTCGAAGTTCTATACACCGTATCAGGGCATTGGGGCGCGAGGGGTTAACAACCTCGCCTCCAAGCTCCTCCTCGCCATGCTGCCTGTCAACGCCCCGTTCTTCCGTCTCATCGTAGACGACAAGACCGTGATGGAGATGAGCCAGGACCCTGAGGGTCGCGCAAAGGTGGAGGAAGCACTCAACCAGATCGAACGCTCTGTTCAGACTGAGATTGAAGGCAGTGGTATCCGCAGCCCCATCTTTGAAGGGCTGAAGCACCTGATCGTCGGTGGTAACGCACTACTGTACCTCCCTGCACAGGGCGGCATCAGGGTATTTCGTCTAGACCAATATGTGATCCTACGTGACCCCAATGGGAACGTCTTGGACATCATTGTCGAGGAAGAGGTCAACGCTGACACTCTCTCCCCCGAGCTCCTCGCGCTAGTAAAGCCGACCAGCTCCATCGCATCGCCTGATGCTTCTCAGGCACAATCCCCCCAACACGACACATCTAAGAACCTCAAGCTCTACACCTGTCTCAAGCGGCTCAACAGCGGCTGGCGGATGTACCAGGAGCTTAACGGCAAGTTCGTCCCTGGTAGCCAGGGCTTCTGGCCCCTAGACAAGTCACCCATGATCCCCCTTCGTTGGACCAGGATCGACGGTGAGGACTATGGGCGCTCCTACGTCGAGGAGTACATCGGTGACCTCATGAGCCTTGAAGGCTTGTCCAAGGCCATCGTGGAAGGTGCGGCAGCCGCTGCCAAGGTTCTATTCCTTGTGGCTCCCAATGGAACCACGAAGCCCAAAGCTCTCGCTGAGGCTAACAACTGTGACGTTCTGTCTGGCAATGCCGCTGAGGTAACTGTCCTGCAGCTCCAGAAACACGCTGACTTCCAAGTAGCCCAGAAGGCTGCCCAGGAGATCAGTGAGCGACTTGCGTTCGCCTTCCTGATGAACACGGCTATCCAGCGTCAAGCTGAGCGTGTCACCGCTGAAGAGGTTCGCTACGTTGCTGGTGAGCTAGAGGATGCCTTGGGCGGCGTCTACTCGATCCTGAGCCAAGAGTTCCAGCTCCCGCTGTGTACTCGCCTCATGGACCGCATGACGAAGCAGAAGCGTCTCCCCAAGCTCCCCAAGGGTATTGTGGCTCCTGCCATCGTGACTGGTCTGTCGGCTCTAGGCCGTGGCCATGATCTGCAGAAGTACGCAATGTTCATGAATGCGCTCCAGCCGCTTGGCCCTGAGGTCATCGCGCAGCGCATCAATGTTGGCGACCTGATCACTCGTATCGGCACGTCCCTCATGATTGACATGAAGGGCCTCGTGAAGAGCGATGAGGCGCTTGCCCAGGAGCAGGAACAAGCACAGCAGGATCAGCAGCAGCAGCAGCTCATGGAGCTTGCCAAGTCTGTAGCACCCAATGCGACTAAGGGCTTCACTGACTCCGTAAACAAACCACCTGAAGGTAATCCGCCGAATGGCTGAAGAACACGTTAAGGCGTTGCTAGAAAGCAACCCCAATCCTACTCTTGAAGAGGAAGCGGCGGCGCTCGATGCGCCCCCGTCTCCCCCCGTAGAAGAGAACACTCCCGCTATTCCTGAGAAGTTCATTCGTGACGGCAAGCCCGACTACGAGGCTCTTGCCAAGGCATACGCTGAACTCGAAAAGAAGCAAGGCGGTAAGAAGGATGAAGAGAATACCCAAGAAGAAGCTCCAGCCCCCGACGACGAAGGCACAGCCGACGACGATGGAGAAGGAGACGACAAGGGAGACGAAGGAGCCTCAGACGAAGACACCGCCCGAAAGGTCGCAGAGTCTGCAGGACTTGATTTCGACGCTCTCGCTCAAGAATACTACGACACAGGCGAGTTGGCTGATGCTTCTTACAAAGCCTTCGAAGCCAAAGGTATCCCGCGACACCTAGTCGATGGGTTTATCGCTGGCCAGGAAGCGATCCAGCGTGAGACAACTAACACGGTCTATGCTGAGGTCGGTGGCAAAGAAGCGTATGACGGAATGCTCTCTTGGGCTTCCGAGAACCTCTCCAAGGAAGAGATCGAGGCTTTCGATAGTACGATCAACTCCCGCAACATGAACCAGATCAGTCTCGCTGTTAAGGGCCTCAAGGCTCGTTACCAGGCGGCTGAAGGTGTTGAACCCACTGTCAACCTTGGCGGCACCAGCTCCAAGGGTGGTGATGTGTTCAAGTCCTGGGCTCAGGTCCAGAAAGCCATGAGTGATCCTCGCTATGGTTCCGATCCGGCCTACGTTGCTGAGATCGAGTCCAAGCTGAGCCGCTCTGGAGAACTCATCTAACAACTAGCTCAAGGAGACAACCTTGGCAAAGAAACGCGACTACGCAAAGGAGTACCGCGACTACCAAGGTACTCCTGAGCAACTACGTAACCAGTCCCTGCGACACAAGGCCCGCCGCTTGATGATCAAGAAGCATGGCAAGGCCGCTGTCGCTGGGAAGGACATCGATCACAAGAATGGGAACCCTAGGGACAATCGTCTCAGCAATCTCACAATCATGTCCAAGTCGAAAAACAGGGCCAAGCACTGATGTGTATGTCTGGCAGCGAGGCCCCATCCGCTGTTTCGCAGATGCCTAAGGAACTTCCTAGTGATGACCTCCTTACGATCTCGAAGAAGTACGATCAATCCTACGGTGATCCATCCTCGCCTTTCTTTAGCGAGGGTGGAGCCGTACTCAACACGACGAACTATGACGGCGCAATCTCCATGTATGACACTGGTAATGCGCCTGACAATCGTCTGACTATATCCAAGGATAATGCGAAGGACTTACACCGCGCATGGGTGGCGGCTCAACGTAGCCCCATCATGGCCCTTGGGTTCGACCCGCGTAAGATGACTGTCACCAACCCTGACAAGGGTGACCCAGGTTTAACCGCTGCTGGCTTCTACATGCCAGAGAAGGATCAACTGTGGATCGACAGTCAACACAAGTCCACCTTTGTACACGAGTCTATCCATCGCTCAATTGAGATGCTCAGGAAGGAAGGCAAGATGCCTATCCCTGAAGATGGTAAGCCGTATACAGAGGAATATCTCGTCCGTGCATTCATGCTCAAGTACTTTGGCGACACAGAGAAAGGTCGCGGTTCTGAGGGTGATGCTCAGGTCGAGAAGGGACGCGGCACTCTCGAATACGCAGCGAAACATCTGGACGATATTGAGAAGGCCGCTGCCAAGCTAATCGCAAAGCGAAAGCCTGGCGGTCCTAGATAATTTAGAACCAACTGCATTTCAGTCTGGCCCGTTGATCTGTCCCTTGCGGGGGATGGAGACGGACAACCTTATTTGAAGGCGGGAGTTCACAAACAACAACAATAAACTCTCTCCTATAAGGAATTTCTACAATGGCTAATGCCACTCCCGTTCGCCTTGGCGCGAACATGCAGGGCGTCGATAAGCGCGAACTGTTCCTCAAGGTCTTCACTGGTGAAGTGATGGCCACCTATGCCAACGCCTGCGTCCTCAAGGACAAGGTGCGTACCCGTACTCTCTCGGCTGGTAAGTCTGCCTCGTTCGCTGCTATCGGCAGCACGAAGGCCGCGTACCACACGCCTGGTGCTGAGATCACGGGCGACCAGATCAACCTCGGTGAAAAGGTTGTGACGGTTGACGATCTGCTTCTGGCTGCGACCTTCGTCTCGAAGATCGATGAGGCCATGAACCACTTCGAAGTTCGTGGTGAGTTCTCGAAGCAGATGGGTATCGCCCTCGCCCAGGTGTATGACCGTAACCTCCTGTCGCTGGCCGTGAAGGCCGCTCGTGACACGGGTGCTGGCGGTCTCGGCAAGGGTACTGCTGACCAGAAGGACGCTGTGTCCTACAAGCTCGGCACTGTGACCCCGACTCTCCAGCAGAAGATCGACGGCCTCTACGCCGTTGCTCAGAAGATGGACGAGAACAACATCCCTGAGTCTGGCCGCTGGTGCTTCGTGTCCCCGGCTACCTACTGGCAGTTCGTGACCAGCGACAAGCTGATCAACCGTGACTTTGGTGGCGCTAACGGCGTCTACTCGGACGGTACGATCCTGCGCGTTGCGGGTCTCAACCTGATCAAGACCAACAACCTGTCGCTGGACCACACCGCTGTGACCGCGACCTACCCGGACTACAGCAACAAGTACGCCGTCAACGCGGCTGACACTGTTGCCATGGTCGTTCACGAGTCGGCTCTCGCCACCGTGAAGCTGATGGACGTCTCCACCGAAATGGAATGGGACATCCGCCGCCAGGGTACGCTGATGGTCGCGAAGATGGCCGTTGGTCATGGCGTGATCCGCCCTGACGGTCTCTTCGAAGTCCGTGCTGCGGTCTAATCCTTACACTACTGCAGGGGAGTCTCAACAGGCTCCCCTGTTCCTCTATTTCAATAAGGCATTCTCACATGGCACTACTTGCTACCACCAAGCTCCAGGCCGTCAACATTGCATTGAACAATGTGGGCCAGAACAGCGTGGCATCTCTGGACGTAGCTGTCCCTGTGGATGCTGCTATCGCCGCTGACACCATCGATGAAGTATCCAGGGAGGCCCAGTCTGTTGGCTTCGTGTGGAACACTGAAAGCCTCTGGATCAGCCCTGACCAAGACGGTCACATCAAGCTCCCTGTCAACACCCTGAAGGCAGATGTCGCAGGAGAGAGCTACCAGCTCGACGTTGTTCAACGTGGGTTGAAGATGTATGACCGCGAGAACAACACATTCAAGTTCTCCAATCGAATTTATGTAACACTCATCCTCGCACTGAACTTCGAAGAGATGAGCGAAGCAGCCCGTAGGTACATCACCATCCGTGCTGCCCGCCTGTTCCAAGAGCGCATGTTCGGCTCTGTTGAAATCTCTCAGTTCAACGCGGATGACGAAATGATCGCAAGGGCGAACCTTGCACACGAAGAGACTGAGGCTGGAGACTACAACATGGTCTACCAGAACCTTTCCTCCTACAGCATCCTGGGGAGGTAAGTATGCCCATTGTCTCTGGCTCCATCCCCAAGCTAACTGATGGCGTCTCCCAGCAGGCCGTAACTCTACGGCTCAACACTGCAGTCGCTGACCAGAAGAACGCATGGCTCTCTGTAGTCACTGGTAACCAGAAGCGTCCCCCGTCTAAGATCATTAAGAAGGTGGGCTCCATTGAAACTGGTAACGTGGCTACCACGGTAATCGACAGGTTCGATGGCAAGAAGTTCATCGTTGTCATCAAGTCTGGCTCTGTGCGAGTGTTCGATGCAGCCACTGGCAACGAGAAGACTGTCAACACTCCTGATGGCCTGACCTATCTCAACTCGGCTAGCGAGACTGACTACGACTTCGTGACGGTTGCTGACACGACCTTCATCTGTAACAAGAAGAAGATCATCACCAGCGTACCTATCGCTGAGGACCCTGAGCGGCTCAACTCTGAGCTCTACTGGTCGATCTTCGTCAAGGAAGCCATCCCCAACGCTAACTACGCCGTCTACATCAACAACACCCTTGAAGCCAACTTCACCACCAAGTCCAACATCGACTCCGCTAACATCATGGAGCGCACGAGCGTCATCGCTGAGAACCTCAGGGCTGACCTGGCTAGTGCTGGTGCTGTGGGTGAGGTACTCCAGGCTACGGCCCCTACAGGCTTTGTAGGCACTGCAGTATCCAAGGCACACGACTCTCGCCTCTATAACGCCTCAGGCGGATCTGGCACTGGTTGTAAGATCAGGGTCAAGGAAGAGCGCGGAGTGATCTCATCTTGGCATGTCGCTGAGGGTGGCTCAGGCTACACCGTGTCTGACGTGTTGACCATTAGTGGCACATATCTCCCCTCTACTTCATTCACTGTAACAGATGTCACCCTGTCCTCCACCAGGGATGTCACTCGTAACAACTCCACTGTCACCCTCAGGCTTCGCCCTGATGACAAGGTTGGACTGGACGATGGCAACGGTGGCGACTCGATGACTGTGTTCGGTGAGGACATCGTCAACTTCTCCAAGCTGCCTCCGCAGGACCGCGAGTACCGCATCGTTAAGGTGAAGGGTGACGCTGGTGACCAGGGGGACGACTACTACGTCATGTACAAGGACACCCTCTGGCGTGAGACCTGGGGCTACGGCACCAAGCTGCAGCTCGTGGATACCACCATGCCGCATGTCCTCGTGTATGACCCTGACGACGATACGTTCACCTTCAAGAAGCACGTCTGGAAAGAGCGTGTCGTAGGTGACGAAGACACCAACCCTGTCCCCTCGTTCGTCGGGCAGTCCATTAGTGCAATGACGCTATACCGTGGTCGCCTCGTACTCCTCTCTGGTGAGAACGTCATCATGAGTGAGTCGGACAACTACGAGAACTTCTTCCGTAGCACAGTGATCCAGTTGCTAGACAGTGAGCCAATTGATATCGCCGCTGTGACTGGACGACAGGCTAACCTGTTCCATCCTGTACAGTGGAATAAGAAGCTACTGATCTTCAGTGATAAGTCTCAGTTCGTCTTGGACACTGGACAGGTCCTCTCCCCCAAGACTGCAGCAATGACTGCCGCCTCTGCATACGACTGTAGCCAGACTGTCAGGCCTATCTCCATGGACAGCTCGGTCTACTTCGTTGAAGACAGTGGCACCTATGCGAAACTCTATCAGTACATGGTTGGCCAGGATAGCCTGACAGAACAGGCTGACCTCTCGTCCATCCAGGTCCCTGAGTACATCCAAGGTCCTGTGAAGCGCATGGTAGGCATCCCTAAGGCCTCCGCGATCTTCATCCAAGGTGCCGATCCGAAGAAGCTCTATGTCTACAAGTTCATGGATAGCCCCCAGGGTAAAATCCAGTCAGCTTGGAACACATGGGAGTTCACTCGCGACATCAAGGCAATGAATGTCTCTGGTACTACCTTGTACGTTCTTACCAATGGGTCTGACGGGCTTTACCTCTCGTCTATCACCATTGAGGACGATGCTGTTCGTGATGCGTATGACCTCACGGTCTACCTCGATGATCAGATCGCCCTCTCTACTACGACCCGGGTCTACGATCCTCTCACCAAGACCACGACCATTACACTTCCGTATGCGTATGACATGCTGAAGCTGAAGATGGTCTGCATCGATGAGACTGACATGCTGGGGTACGCCCCTGTTGACGTGTTGGGCTATGTGCCACCCATTCAATCCATCTCTCCCACGCAATACGTGGTTGACGGTGATTGGACTGGGTTCACTGGTGTTGTCGGTCACTCTTATGAGTACCTGATGACGTTCAGCCCGTTCATCCTGAGAGAGGCCAAGGCTAATGCCACGGCTGCTATTCAGGACGGCATCCTGTCGATCAGATATCTATCGCTTAACTACGAGGACACTGCCTACTTCAGAGTATCAGTGAAGACTCGTGGATCAGCGCGAGACACTCACCCAGGGTCTGCCCCTAGCATATACACGTTCAATGGTCTCGAGTTTGGCCATCAGACGACCACGGCTGGAGCTGTGCCACTCGCCTCTGGTGAGTTCAAGTTCCCTGTGTTCGAAGATGGCCGATACGCTGAGGTCACTGTCACTAACGACTCACCGTTCCACTCCTGCTTCTCCTCTGCGGAGTGGTATGGCCAGTGGACCCCCAAAGCTAAACAAAGGTTCTAATGCTCTACCGCACGAAGGCTGAGGAAGCCCATGTACACTCTATGGCTCCTCGCCTCCGTCGAGCTGACATTGAAGAGATCGCGGCCTACTCTGGTATGTCCCCACTAGAGGGGCTATCCTACAGTAGGACCGCGTCTCACCTTTGTTACACCGTGATGGACGCTGGTCTGCCAGTAGCCATGTACGGTGGCTCCCCTGTAGGACATGGCATGGCCAATGTCTGGATGCTGGCCACTGATGAGCTAGCTAACAATACAGTTCAGTTCCTACGACAATCGAAGCCTCACCTGGATGAGCTTCACAAGGAACTCAACTCTTCATTCTTCTACGCATTCTCTGACCCTCGTAACACTCTCCACCAAGTGTGGCTCAAGTACACAGGGTTTCGATCTGGCGAGATCATCAAAGTCCAGGGACACCCTTTCATAACAGTAACGAGGCTCACATGTGTGTAGCAGCACTACCCGCTATTCTAAGCATCGCGTCTGCTGGCGTGGGCTACATGGGCCAAGTCCAAGCAGCCAATGCCCAGAACGATGCGGCCAACCGTAACATCCAGTCTGCACGAGGTGCCTACAACAGGACCATCGTAGACAACCAGCGGAACTTCCGCGCTAAGGCTACTGAAATCCAGCAGCGCCGCTTCGACTCTACCATGGAAGCCCGTGAGGCCCAAGGTACTGCCAAGGCAATGTCGGCTGACGCTGGTACTACTGGTAACTCCGTCATGGCCTTCAGGAACTCTCTCCTCAGGAAGGCTAGCGAGAACGACTATCGTATCGCTTCTGCATTCGAGGCTAACCGCTGGGACTTCACCAACCGCATGGATACTGCGAAGGCTCAGGCCGAAGATCGCATCAACTCTATCCCGTATGCCGCTGGTCCTAATCCGTTCGCTCTCATGATCAACGCCGCTTCAGGGATATTCGCATAATGGCTAGGGAAGACATCCAGCTTAACGTGGTTGCACCCCAGGCTAACCTGGTGCAGCCCGCAGACACTTATGTCCGTCCCTATTGGGATAGGAATGCAGGCTCCGGCTATATGGAGCTTGCCAAGTCTCTAGGCATCCTTGGTGACACCATTGCTGCCAAGCAGGCCAGGGCTCAACAGGGCCAAGAGACGGCCAACTACGAGTACTACCAGTCGATGGCTGGTGAGTTCGGACAGAAGAACAACTCCAACATCATCGCTAACAAAGAGACTGGCATCTTCAACCTGTTCTCCTCTGGCCAGAGTTCCAAGATCACGAGGAACAGAGTCGAGGAGGTCAACGGTGACCGTCAGGCTGTCGATGACTTCTACAACGTCTACGGCCAGCGTCTGGTCAAGGTGGCCAATGATCCCCAGGCCCTCCAGGCTGAGATCAAGGCGATCAAGGCTGAAGCATGGGGCAACATCAGTAAGCGTGGCAACACCCCTGATGTCATGGCGTATGGTGATAGCTACTTCAAGCAGCTCGACCAGAGAATCAACGGCTTCTCTGCAAAGGCCTTCGAACAGCAGTCCAAGGACTACTACGAGAAGGAGAAGATCAGTGTATCCCAAGGTGCCGCTGGTGCTGCCACGCCTGACCCGACTCCCAATGTGAACCTTGGGGATCATGTGGTCGGCGCTGACAACTCGCTCATCTCCTATCTCTCCAAGGGTAAGCCGCAGTCCTACATCAGCGACTTGAACCCTGAGTTCTCCACTCGTATCTCAAAGATGATCGCTGCAGCCCCTCCTGAGATCAGGGCCAAGATCAAGATCGACTCTGGTGCGCGTACTCCTCAAAGGCAGTACGAGCTCATCAAGGCCAAGCTGCCGAGACAGGATATCGCCAACCTCGACGGCTTCGTGTCTAGGATGGGTGTAGAGAAGGGTACTGCAGCGTGGGCTGCGGCATTCCCCAAGGCTGCCCAGGCGCGTGGCATCGGTAAGATGATCGCCCTCCCTGGTCGCTCCTTGCACCAGCATGGCAACGCCATTGACTTCGCTCGTGATCCTGAGGCTGAAGCCTGGATGCACAAGAACGCTGGCAAGTTCGGCCTGTACTACCCAATGAACTACGAGCCGTGGCACATCGAGCTAATCGGTGGTCGTTCCTCTAGGAGGAACTACAGCGGCATTCAGTCTAGCGGTGGTGACCAGGACCTTCCTGTCTTTGGTCCCTACAAGCCTGACATGAACGTGGCCTATCGTGGGTGGGACAACTCCCCCAACTTCTTTGAGAACTTCTACAAGACCATGAATGGTGTAGAGAACGCCGCTGGCGATCCCTATGCCACCAACCCTAACTCTACTGCCTCAGGTCACTCCCAGTTCATCGATAGCACTTGGGTCGAACAGTATCACAAGGTATACGGGGATGACGGGAAGACCACTGAGGAAATCCTCGCTCTCAGGGCAGACAAGAACATCGATAAGGCAATCGCCATCAACTACGCCAAGGAGAACGCCAAGGCCCTTGAAAGCCTCGCTCTCCCTGTGAACACCACGACCATCCTCATGGCGCACCAGCTCGGTGCCTTTGGTGCTGGTAAGGTGCTCCAGGCAATGAAGGACGATCCCTCTCAGCCAATCGAAGGTGTGCTGTCTGAGGCTGCCCTGAAGTCTAACCCGCAGTACAGCGGCATGACCGTGTCCCAAGTGTGGGCCAGGGCTGCTGATGCCACTGGGGAGTTCACTGACCCTGTCAATGGCGTCAAGGAGCGTACCACCACTGCCTACTTGGAAGGGCTCCACAGCTCTCCCCTAGGCCCTGTGGAGTACACCAAGGCGTTCGCTGGGGGTATCATCGATAGGGCTGAGGCTAGCAATAGCACTGAGCTGCTCGATGCGATGCCCAGTGAGATCATGGCACTCCCTGAGTACTCTGCGAAGGTTGCTGCGGCTCGTGAGAAAATCCAGACCAACAAGCGTCAGGCTCTCGTGTTCCAGCAGAGCCAGCTTGAGAAGGCACAGAAGGAGAAGACTGAAGAGGTCTTGGCCAACATGGCTGTCGCTATCAGCCGTGACCCTACTGCAGAAATCCCGCAGGATGTGAAGGAAGCTATCATGCTCCTTCCTGGTGGCGGCTTCGAAGTGATGAAGAAGCTCGATGAGTTCAGGACTGCGGCCCTAAAGCCCACCCCTGAGCAACAGAGGCAGGACAAGTTCACCAAGTCACAGGCTGCTGGACTGATGGTTGACTACGCCAACGGTGATGCCACGTTCGATCAGGTGCAAGCCAAGATCAACGAGATCAAGGACCCTGCGATGTACGGCTCCGCTCTTGAAGAGCTGGCCAAGTATCGTCATGTCCCTGATAGCATCGACAACCCTCTGGTGAAGGAGTCGAAGAGGCTCTTTGTATCCTCCAACTACAAGTACGTCGAAGGCACCCCCATTGCTGACCCAATGGCTGCCAAGAAGGCCGCTGATGCCATCAAGCTCTACAATGTCACCCTAGCATCCCTCCTGGCCTCAGAGCCTCCTGGTAAGGTCAGTGAGCGCCGCCTCCTTGAGATCATCAACGAGGTAGAGGCCCACGTATCTTCCAAGGTAGTCCCTACTGAAGTCGGTGGCACTGGTGACACAACGAAGAACGCTGCGAACCAAGGTGACACTCCTGCAGCTCCTGCAGCACCTGTAGTGCCGCTGTCTCCTGTCGAACAGAAGATGACGCCTAAGCAGCTTGAGCTCTACAACCGCCTTAAACCTTCCAACCGATT